AAAAAGTTTGGCCCTGAGTAGGAGTAACAACGTTAGTAAAGTTTACTAACCCGTTAGATTCGTGCATAGCACGTAATGCGAAATTTGAAATAGCCGTAGTGAAACCATCACCTTCGTTATTTGGACCGCCGAGAACATAAGCCATAATATTTTCCTTAAATTAAATTTGTTGGCATCAGAGTACTTTGCGACTTGAACTTGATACTGTCGCTGACACACCTAGACCTTTTAAGCCTACTCCCTTACCTAAACCGTTTTTGTTAGCCCACGCATTGAATGCGGCAGGATCACGGCTATAGTCAGGAATAGATTCCTCTAGTGCACCAGTGAAAGAACTTTGTCCAGGTCTTAAACCAGATCCAGAATTAGTGTTACTCTGTCTTAATAGCTTAGGATTACCCACTGCTACTTCATTTACTAATCCTTGAATTGTAAGTGGATTGCCATCACTACCATAGCGTTCTTGACCTTTTTGATTAACAATAGCATAACTGCCATCATCGTTCCATTGAATATTGTTTTTAACTTTATTCAATGCATAATCAAGTAGGTCACTGTCAAACTTGTCACCCATGGCTCGCTGAATATCAGAATCTAATTCCTTCTCACGCAATCTTTGCTCTTTTACTGCTAGATCGTTTTGAAGTTTACTAAACTGCTCATGCAAATCATTTGTAGTGACACGCCCATTAGAACTCTGTTGTTGAGCTTTTGGTTGTCCACCTGGCTGTGCGTTGCCACCGTTTGTGTTTTGAGCCCCTACTCTTGCCATATAAGCTAACGCATCTTCAACAGATTGGAATTGTGTTCCGCTCGCATTAGATAACGCACTTAACAGTGATTGAGTCGTGCTTTTACGAATAGCACCAGGGTTAACGCTTTGCTCTCCTGCTTCACTACTAGAGTCCTGTGCAGTTACAGGGGCTACATCGTTGCCAACGAAATTTTGATTGTCCATTTAATTATTTCCTTGATTATATCGTAATCACCGATTGTGTAATGTATTTATGCATTATGGTTATAGATAGATTTTAACGACCTGTATTCATACCTGTTAGTACTACTGGAGCTACTTGATTTGTATAATAAGTCACGCCTATTTGAGTAACGGGGGTATCTACCCCACCTAGTAATGACGCATTACCCTCATTACCAAACGATCCTTCATTTTCTGATTCACTCTCACCATTTTCACCGTTTTCATCTTCACCATACTGTTCATGTTCTGGTATCATTGATTGCTCTAAATCACGACTTAACACTTCATCATTCTGTTCAGTCATTAATATGCGTAGATCAGGATCAGCGATAGTGTTAATGTATGCTTCTTCATATTCTGGTATTGCAGTGTCAGGAGCAAGCATAGCAATGATTTCTTTTGTAATCAATGCCTGTACCATTGGATTGTCGCCAACTAAATCTTTTGCACTTTTGATGATAGCCATACGATAGTTTGTATCATGCGCTTCATAGTCTGTGTTATAAGCGACTTCACCTGCCCAACGAACATTCATAAATCGTGCCGCAAAGGTATAAATCATTTCTTCTGTAACTTCCATCAATCTTGCTTTACTTTTTGCAAGACGATGTAGTTGTTTGCGTTCTTCAATAATTGCAATGCCACTAGCAATTTGATTCTTGCTATTGCGTAGTCCACCTAAGCCCGTAAGTGCTTCAATCTGTTCAAGGATATCTTGTTGCGCTCTGATGATTGCATCAACATCTCCGGTGTCAATGGGGATAGCTTCTACTTGTCCCTCATTTGCTCTCACGATAGCTCCCGCGTGAACTGGAATACTAACTCCTTTATCTGCACGAATGATTGTATGTGCAAACTGTAATGCTGTATACTTCTCGCATTCTAATTTATAGAACTCACGCATTGCATCACTTGCCGCATCAATATCACTGATGCCTAAATCTATTGTTCTTGGATCACGACGACCATATGCAATAAAGATTGGTAGACTCATGCCTGGTGGATATGTGCCAGTGCCGATTAACTTGCAAGGCTCTTCTAATTTTGCAGGGCCTTTTTCTACTTCATAGCTTTCCCAATAGCTAGGAGTGTTAGCATCACCTAAATTATAGCATTTAATGTAATAACAATCTTCTTCTTCCATCTCCATAACTGTAACGCACTTGAGCATTGGACGACCACCGTAATAATCAAACTCCCAGTTCCATACATTCAATGGATTGATAGCGCAAACATATGGTCTGCCTAAATTGCCCTGACCTGCTTGTGGCATGTCAACTGCAACCCAACAGTGTCCATAGATACTCGTCAAATCGCCGATACTTTCCATGAATCCATTCATGCTACGATTAGTTAAGTCAGCATCTAACAACATTAAGTCTGCCCATTCAGTATTCTTTGGTTCTATTCTTGAACCTGTTGGAGTACAGAATTGCATGTTGCGTTTAATGCCAGGCTCGAACAATACATCATTGATTGTATCAACAATGTAACGACAGATAGGCTGTGCGATTGTGTTAGCAACTAGGTCTTGATAGAGTGTGCTATCTTCACTAGGTCTTTTCTTACGCACAAACATCTTGAAAGGCAGTCCCCCAAGATATGCATACTGATACGCTAACATCTCGTTGTAGATGCTAGAATAAATTGGGTTACGCTTTAGTAATTCTGCTTTTGTTTTCATATTTTTATTATTCTCACTATTGTGGCAATTAGTAGATATTGTATTTATTCTTTGTTAAAACTCTTACACTTAACGCCATGAAATCTGCCGTATACATTGTTTGAAATACTTCTATTACAGTGTACGCAAGTTGTTCTAGGTTGCTTTTTACCCTTCATGCCATCACCAAAGTGCCTAGCACGACCTTTACTCATCATGTCGTGTGTGTTTTGTTTCAATGTTCCTAGCCATAGATGATTGGGGTTACAGCATAGGGGATTGTCACAAGTATGCAGGACACACAATCCTATAGGTATTTTACCTATATGTTCTTCATAACTAACACGATGTACTGTACGCATTTTCTTACCATCACGCATTAAACCATAGCCGATATTCTGTTTACCACCTTGCCATACCCAGCAATCAGTAACACTGTCTACTACAATTTTACTTAACAGTCGTTCTAATAAATTTAAGCCACTTAATGGTCTTGCCATATTAACTCCATACTTGAAAATCTTCTACTTCATCGCCATTCATAATCTCTTCCCATGTTGGTCCGCCTGGATATAGTGGACTATCAGGCATGTGATTAGCGCCAGGACGATTCTGTCTTGCAAAGCGTTGATCCATACCAACATACTCTGGAATGCCTATCGTATTATCATGTTGTATAGGGAACAAATGATGAATGCCATATCTTATGCAGTCGCCTAGTCCATCGATGTGTGCATAACGACTTTCAGTATACTTCACTAACTTCTTACGACTACCATCTTCAAAGTGATATGTTTGCAGTGCTTCTAATAAGAACTTATCATTAGGATCAACAATCAAACCACCACGATTTATAAACGCATTGCTAGTGTTATCAGTATCAGTGATGAGAGGATTACTCTTACGAGTGTTCACTATAGAAAAGCCATACTTTTCTAAAATGATTTTATCCGTTACACCGAAGGGACTGGTCGTGTCTCTGTTTACTTGGGTGCCACTCATATCAATGATACTGTTAATTCTGCGTTTAGGAAAGTCTTGTCTAATCGCATCAGCAATACCTTCTGTGCTACAGTCTGGTATCGCATAAGTTTTTAATACTTCAATTGTGCCATCTTTGTGCCCACTCTTTTTTACTTGAGCAACAACTGCCGCCATTACCCTTTTATTAAAATCGTGAAAGGTATATAAATCGCCACCAAAATCTTTTACTTCTCTAGTGTATTTGTGTCTGTCCCATGTATAGAAGAACGCATCACTAACACTTTCCCACTGACACATGTAATCTTGATTAAACTTTAATGGGCTGATGATTCGTTTTTGTTCATTAATAAACTCACGATTACCACTACGCATTTGCAGATAGTTGTAATGACGAACAACATACTTGTCAACATTCTCTAGTGCTAATGTAAACAAATCATGTAGTGGACCTGTACCATTAGGTGTACTAATTACAATCAATCGACCTTGCGTGTCCGGTTGACCTACTCTAGGACGCAAACGATTTGTTATCTCTTGCAATGTATCTTGCGTATACAATGCGGCTTCATCTGCTACCCATACGCCTACATTCAAGCCACGCAAGTTTTCTCTTTGCTCTGCACTTTTACAGCGAATGAATACACCATTGGGAAACTTAATCGTTAGTTCACTGTTGTTGATATCTTTACCATCAGTAAGACCAAAATGATTGATACAACTTTGCTTGAGAGGTTCCCATATCAGTGACTTAATCATTGCACCTGTTGGAGCACTGTAAATTATATCTTTACCTTTATGGTATCTCGCATCACTAGCAAATAATGGTAGGGCGATACTGGCAAGAAATGTCTTACCACTACCCACTGGAACAATATCCACACAATGTTTGTCAGTATTGAGCCAATCATTTAGTATTGTCGATTGCTCGCCATATAAAGGTATCTCAATGTTATTCATTCACAGTGTAACTTATTGGAATCTCTTTCCAATCTGATAGTTCTTTTGTTGGGAACACAAAGTTATTGTTCATTGACTGACCTAATGTAGTCACATCAATCTCTTGCTTATCTGCAACAACTTTATTCAATATCATTGATTGATACTTTTGCAGTAAATGTTTGTCATCGCCCATTCGTGCTTGATGGTAATCTTCTGCAAAGCCTTCAGCAAAAGGTTTATCAGCTTGTTCTATTGCGGCAAGTATAGTCTGTGCAGAAAGTTTCTGTGTTGAGCCTTTCTTGCGGCCGCCACCTACTCTTGCGCCACCTCTGCCACTCTTTTTAACTACTTCAGTCATCTAATAATCCTTCACTTTTTAATATGTTCTTTGCCCATGTTAATCCAGGAGGACCTCCCCATAACAAATATGCTTGCGTGCCTGCTGTATTCTCGCCTGGCTTATAGTACACTTCAGCACGGCTTAAAAAACTATAAGTGCGTTTAACTGTATCAAGACTTACTTCACTGCGATTTGCAAATTGTCTAGCACGATTTAATCCTACAGCCGTACCACCGCGATTGCTTGGGCTAACTTTCTCACGCATAGCTAGTCCACGCTTTGCGTTGTTTGCCATTTGTTCTGTTGCTCTATAACTCATCCTAATCTCTCTTTCAATGCTTGTTCAACATGCTCATACTTTGGATTGCGTTTGTGTTTCAAATGATGAGCACGAATACTCTCTACTTCACGAATATCAGCATCACGAATCAACTTAAGCAATGTGGTAAAGCGCCAATCACAGTTGCAGTGACCTACAAAGAATCCAAAATCCATTATGCGCCTAGTCGTTTAATAAATTCTTCTTCAAGCATAATCTGCTTTGCATGACCATCAGCTTGATCTTTTAAATTTTGGCGCAACTGTTTAACTACTTCTACAGTATCATTGCGTATCATGTGCAAATATACACGCACAACGCCAGGATTGTTTAATCGTTCACGAATTGTTTGCATCTTTTGTTTTCCTTGTATACTTGCGTTTAGGCTTTATATCAACAGATGGTGGTGTCATAGGCACTAATACTTCATTGCCCGGTAGTCCATTACTCTTACGCAACCTCATCCATACACTTTTAAACCAGTTCATATTGTTGTCCAATCGATCTTCTCTACTGTTAGTCTTTGCTTTAACATTTCTATTACAATATGTTGCCTGCTAGGTACTCTAACTGTTGCACTGTTGATATCGTATTCTTTTGCTATAGCTAGTACTTCATCTAATGTACCATTTTCTATTACTTCAGTTAACTCTGTCATGTAATTTTCAAAGTACTTGATCTTGGTCATATGTAAACCTTCTCGTAATCTTCAGCGATGTCAGTCTCATCTAATCCATCATAGTAATCGCCAGTAGCTTTATGCTTAAACTTCAATGTACCGAATACTGATAGGAACTTTTGATTCTTCTGTCCCCATGCTTTTGTCATTTCTAAAAATCTATCACGGCCAAACATGATTTGCAGTTGTGTCTTGCAATCTTCTGGACTCGGATTGATATCATTCTTTGTATCAGTTAGTGTGTGCATAAAGCTTATGCATTGATCTATCTCAATCTCTGTCATGTGTGGCGACAATTCAGTCACCATCTTATCAAAATTCTTGATGTGACCTACATAAAATGGTTTGTCAATAATGCCTTGAAATGTACTCATTAGTGTACTATGCTTTCTTTAGTTAAGCCATCAAGTCGTTCGTTAACATCGATGTTAATACTACCTTTAAGTTCAGTGGTCATGCCAGCTTTGTATTCTTTCAAATAATTCTCTTGCTGTAATGCACCTAGGAACTGATGTATCGTTCGTAAGCCCAATATCTTCATCTCAAAGATATGCTTGTTGTCATCACTTAAGTCATCAACATTCATGTCCATCATCTTCTCTAACGATACTTCAATGTCTTTGACTAATGGATCTACAGTAACGACTAACTGTTCGTCATCGTCACGGTATAATTTATAACTATATTCAATCATTTGTTAACTGCTTTCATTTTTTCATTTTAACGCATACATCACGGCCATTAACTGTACCACCATAACGATAGCCATCCCAACACGCTTTGCCGTCAGTACCTTTTTTCTTCGTAGTGGGTTTGTTAGGTGACATTCTTTCATTATCGCCATCACGATACATTGTTTTACCACCAACTGTCATTCTTTGTGTTGCCATTATTTCTTCTCCTTCATGTTAGTTTTAGGTTCTTTGTACCCACTCGCCATGATAGCGGCCGCTTGTTTCTCTGCGTCTTTACGATCTAGATAAAGCTTACCACTATCTCCATAGCGATACATTCTTTGACCATTCTTTGTTACAACTTGTATAGGCACGACATACTCCCTTTTCTTTATATTATTTAGTTCTTTGCAAGTACTAAAATGTTTCACGGTTTTATAAGTGTTACCGCATGCTCGACAACTGTATTTCACAAACTTCCAACAATTTAATATCTTACTATATTGCAATAGTAATGCGCCTGGCTGTTCATCTGTAAAATGATAGTGTTCGTTATGAATCGATTGTATCGAAGGTTTGTGCATGGGTCTCCTGTAGCAT